ACCCAGGCCGATAAGGACCGCGCCCACCGCCGCCACGATGACTGCCACCTTGGCGATCATGACCACCAGCGGCTTGTGGGCCTTGACGAAGGCTGTGACGAACCCCGCCGCCTTGCTCAACCAGTCGGCGATGCTGGAGATGGCCGGGGCCAAGGCGTCGCCGATGGCCAGGGCAATGCCCTCAACCGCCGACCAGAACCGCCGCAGCGCCCCGCCGATCCCGGCGTCCATCTCCTTGGCCGTCCGCGCCGCCGTGCCAGCCGCATTGTCGATGGCCTCGTTCAGCCGGTCGAACGATGCCCCGGTCAGCTTGGCCGCCCCGGCAATGGCCCGGTCGCCAAAGAGTTCTGACAGGAGCGACACCCGCTGGGCCTGCCCCATGTTCTGCATGGCCTGGCCCACATCGGCGAGGATCGCCGAGACCGTCCGCAGGTTGCCCCCGGCGTCGGTGACGGCCACGCCCATCCCCTCCAGCGTATTCTGCACCTTCGGGTCGGCGATCTGGAGCATGACCCGCTTCAGGGTGTTGCCGGCCATCGAGCCCTTGATGCCGAAGTTGGCCAAGGCCCCCAGCGTCTTGGCCGTCTCCTCCAGCGTCAGGCCGTAGGTCGAGGCGACCGGGGCGGCGTACTTCATGGCCTCGCCTAACTCGGTGATGGTCTGCGCGGACGTGTTGGCCGTGGCCGTGAGCACGTCAGCCACGCGGCCCATCTCGCCGGCCTCCAGGTCGAAGGCCCGCAGCGACGCCCCGGCGATGTCGGCGGCCTCGGCCAGCTCGACGCCCGTGGCCCGCGAGAGGTTCAGAATGTCGCCGATCGAGGCGTTAATCTCGTCTGACGAGAAGCCCGCCCGGCCCAGTTCGGTCATGCCGGCGGCCACCTGCTGGGCGGTGAAGCTGGTGGTGCGGCCCAGTTCCTTGGCCGTCTCGGTGAGCATCTGGAACTGTTCGGCCGAGGCCCCCGTCACGGCCTTGACCGTCCGCATCTGGTCGTCGAAGGCCATGAAGACGCGGGTCGCCAGGGCGAAGCCGCCGGTCATGGCCGCCCCGGCGGCGAAGACCCGCGTGCCGGCCGACCGCAGCGTGCGGCCGAAGGCCTGGAGCTTCCGCTGCGCCGCCCGCAGCCCGCGCACGAGCTTTGAGTCGTCGGCGAAGAGCTCCACGAAAGCGCGACCGGCGCGGATCGAACCAACATTGCCTGCCATGACTCACCTTGCTATGCAGCTTGATTTCGACAACGGCCGGTTGTATCCTCGGCCTTCATGATCAGGTTCAACTTCGCTGGTCGAACCATCCTCTATCCGCTTGCCGCCCTCGCCGCCGCCGTAGGCGTGTTCCTCTTGCTTGAGTTCAAGATGGGCTGGAACGTGTTCGGTAATCCCGACCCAAACGAGTTCCCCTTGATCGCGGCGATCATGTTTGGACTGGCGTTCATCGCGTATCTGGTCGGCAAGGCCATGACGGTCTGCGTGTCCGCCGATGGCATCACGTTCGGCCTGTTTCCTCTCGTCAAGCGAATCGCCCTATCCGACATTGAGGACGTGCTCGGCCAGCCCGACGAAAATGAACAATGGAAGGAGTCGAGAGGAAGAGTACGATTCCTCAGACTTCAGACCACCGCTGGCGCCGTCGAAATACCTCTGCCGCTCAGTTACCGGGACAGGCTGCTTGCCGCAATTCAGGACGCATCGGCACAACGCACACCTTGATGAGTAACCGTTTCGTCATCCCGTTCGCACTTGCTCCCACTTCGCATCCGCCACATCCGCCCGCGAGAATGCCGCGTCCACCTGCTCTCGCGTGACCTGCGTCTGTCCGTTCTCGATGGCCCGCGCCACCAGGCCCAGCAGCTCGTTGGCGATGTAGAGCACCAGCAGCGCGTCGAGCATCTTGCCGTTCCCTCCCGCGTTCACCTGCACCGTACTGACCTCAGTCATTGTCCGCCCTCCTTCTTCTGTGCCTCGGCCTTCAGCCGTTCCTCGAGCAGCACACGCATTGCATCATTGAACTGCGCCACCGCCGACGCCGTCGGCTGCCCGCTCTCCACCGCCTGGTCCCACGAGGCCAGGGCGCTTCGGGCGAGCTTGCGGTACTCCTCGATCCGCTCGGCCGTCGCGGCGTCGATCCTGCCCGCCTGCCGGGCCTCGGCCAGCACGTTGACCGTCGCCGTGTAGCCGTCCACCGCCGTCACCAGCGAGTACCGCGGATCGTTCGCCCGCATGCACCCAGCCAGAACCACCAGCACCAACGCCGTCATCACCATCGCTCGCTTCATGCCTGCTCTCCTTACAGGGTTCCCGCCGCCTCGAGCTCCGAATGCGTGACTTGAATCCCGTTCTTCAGGTCCGCCACCTCCGCCGCCGTCGCCACGCGCCCGCGGGCCTGCTCGTAGACCGCGACCACCATCTTGAGTGCCGCGTCGAGCCGCGCCAGGCCCGCGTTCGGCGTCTCGTCGGGGATCTCCTTCTCCGCCCACTTCACCGCCGAGATGATCTCCCCCTCGTACTGCTGCCACAGGGGCTTGGCCGCATAGAGCCGCCCCAGCAGCCACAGCAGCGCCGTCGCCAGCAGCGTGATCCCCGCCGGCGAGTTCACCACCGCCCACAGTCCCGACAACACGCCCGTCCAGTTCATGGCCCTCTTCCTTTCTTGGCAAATGCCTTCAGAATCCCGATGTTCGCCGCCTTGAGCGGAATGCCTCTGTTTGTCGCCTTGCGGTACGGATGAAAGTCCGCCGGTCCGGCCGGCGTCTGCCGCTTGGGGTCACGGTTGGCGTTGAAGATCATCGCCAGCACAGTGCTGGTGTGGTCCCAGGCCTCTCGCCGCTTCGCCTCGGCCATGGCGGCCAGTTCGCGGAGTGTGAGCGGACCCGGGTCCACGCCGACGATGCCCGCGAGCTGCCAGATCAGCCGCCAGCAGGCGTCGCCGCGGTCTCCAGGGCCGCGAGCTGTTCCTCGACCTCCGCCAGCAGACGCGGGTCGTCGAGCCGCGTCTCCACCGCCCGAAGCGCCCTCTCCTCCAGCACCCGGAGCTTGCCGAGGGCCTTGGCCAGGACCGCCCGCTTCGGGCTCGGGAAAAAACCCACCATTTCCTCCAGGAAGGCCGCGGTCGCCGCCTCGATCACATCTCCGCCCATGGCCCGCCCGAAGTCCTCGTCCGAGACCCCCTTGGCGTCGAGCTCCGGCTTGCAGACGGCGTAGAGCACGTCGCAGAGCAGAATCGGGTCGTTGGCGAGCCGGCCCAAGAGGTCGCCCTCGACAATCTCCAGCAGGTTGACATTGCACAGCGTCCGCACCCGCTTGATGGCGTCCACGTTGACGGCCACCGTCCAGGTGCGGCCGGCGTTATCCACGAAAGTCCTCATCGCGATCCTTTCTCTCAGGCCTCGGTGACGGTCAGCGTGCCGCTCGTGCCTTCAATCGGCCCCGGCACATAGTCGCCGCACGGGCCGTCCGTCGGGCCGATCCAGTACGGCGTGTCCTCGGTGATGTAGTAGCCGCCGTCGAACGGGCACGTGACGTACCACCGACCGGTCTCGCCGTCGTACCACATCAGCAGGTCCCACTGCGGGTCGAGCTGGTAGGTGCTCCGGCCGTCATGCTCCTGGTAGGGCATCCACGTCCCGGCCAGGGCAAACGGCGACGTGACGCCGGAGCCGATCAAGGGTTTGGGATGGTCTTCCACTCCGGCGCGTTGGCCGAGTAGGTCGGCTTCAGCGTGACCTTGACGCTCAGGGCCTCCTCCAGCGGCTCCTCGCGCGAGAAGTCGACCACCGCCATGTCGGCCCACAGGCCCCGGCGGCCGGCCTCGGTGATGTCGCCGTCCATGGCCGCGATGCCGATGGCCGTGTCGCCGAAGTAGGCGGCGCTCAGGGCCTCGAACCCGGCGTCCTCGGTGTCCCAGACCATCTCGAACTCGATGGAGCCTTCCTTCAGCGTGCCCACGCTGGCCTTCCAGCCGTTGTTGCCGCGGGTGGTCACGTCGGCCTCGCCCTTCTGGAGGTTGACGGTCACGTTCTTGACGTTCGTCAGCTCCGTCCAGGTTGGCGTGCCGCCGATGCCAGCGGCGCAGAAGTACAGCTTCGCGTCTTTGCCCAGTACCACGCTCATCGTTCTCTCCCTCCGGTTCTCGGGATAACTGTCAGCCTGCTCTCACCGACGCCGCCCACAGCCGCGGCAGCTCCGGTCTCACTTTCGCCAGTGCGGGACGCATGAACGGCCGCGCCTCGATGAAGACCACCTTGTACATGGGGCCGTAGAGTTCCTCGTTCAGCCGGTTGGCCCGCGCCACCTGGGCGGCAGTCCTGAGCTTCGTGTAGATCACCCGTCCACCGCGAATGTCGATCTCGCCACCCGAACCGACACGGCGCTTTCGCCGCCGCTTGTTCCGCACCCGAGCCCGGCCGCCGAACTCCAGTGCCTCCGGGGCGCCGCTACCTCGCGGGAATCCCACCGGCCCGATCACCACCGACTGCATCACCGGCTCGAAGGCGTAGAACAGGTTCTTTC